GAATAATGTAGCACAACCTAGGCGTTTAACTTGTTTAGTGGTCCTTACCCCCCATTGTGAATTCTTACCAAAGCCGCCCCCCAGTTGTTGTCCACCTCTCCCCTTCCAAGTCATCATCATCATATTTTCATATTCTAAATCTTGATGTAAGGTAATTGCTACCTGTTCACCTATATCATTTACTTCAACTAATACATATGCCTCATTATAATGTTTAGCAACCTTATAAATTACGTTAGGATATAATAACGGTGATATAGTATCACATCTATATTTTGCTACAAGTTTATAAGGAACTTCAGTCGAATCTATAACTGTAAATGCAGAATAATCTAATCCTTGTCCTCTGGCTGTATCAACAATTAAAGTATACGAATGTTTTTCTATTGGATTTTCGAATATATCTATAAAATCTTGTGAATGTATTGGTGTCTTAAAAGGCATGGATCTTAATTTAGATCCTGCTATAAGTGTTTGTGTACTACCAACAAATTCTGTTTCGAATTCTTGTGAAAATTGTCTTTCACTAGTATTTCGAATGGTCTCTTCTTTCCATTTGGCATCTCTGCCTGGAATTTCAGACCAATGAACTTCAATAGGTAAATAATTACTTCTTTTTTCTTCTGAATCTACCCACATCTTATAAAACTGATTCAAACCAAGTGGTGTAGATACAATAAAGACTTTAGTAGTTTGTCCAGAAGAAATAGTTGGATATACTGAAGTAAAAAATTCTTCTGCCAATTCCTTTGGAACGTGAGCGAACTCATCTAAGAAAATTATATTAAAAGATGATCCTCGAATTGCAGATGATGATGTAGCTGCAGCTAATATTTTTGAACCATTCTCTAATTCTATATTACCTTTATTCCATGCTAATATGCCTTGTTGTAACCACGTAGGCAAATTTTCATAAGATAATTTTAATCTATCTAATAATTCTCTAGCAAGAGCACCTTTATTAGCCAGAATACATACATGTGTATTTTCATTAAAAAGTATGTAATGTAAAAAGAAAGCAATAATAGTGGTAGATTTGCCTGATTGTCGAGGCATCTTACAAATCACAAATCTATTATTGTGAAATGTTTGTACCATCTTCTTTTGAAAAGAATAGAGATTGAAATCTACTAATCCTTTATCAACATGAATAATTTTTACATATTTTTTAATAAAATAGACTGGATCGTCATGACATTTTATATATTCTGATAATTGTTCTTCGGAAAATTCTACCGGAACATTAGCAGATTTTAATTTGGGGTTACCAAGATAATGTGTACTAGGCATTTAGCTGTTTAATAATTTTTTCCAATCAGTAGCGCCGTTTGCATCTTTAGGAACAAGTTTTAAAAACTCGGCACCGGACTCTGATGTATCTGTTCTTTTTCGAGTTACTATTCGTGTTTTAGTAACTTTGTTTACTGTTCGCCCGCCGACACTACTCCATGATTTTCTATGGACAAAATTTTCTTGAACTTTAATATTTTGCATAATCAATATTCCTTATTATTTATGACTAGACTTATGATTTGCCATTGCTGCTCTTGCTCGTTTCATTCTAGCAGGTTCATCTCTTTTAACTTTCCTTTTGTGAACTATCGTTTTTCTATTTACTATAGCCTTTTTCATTTCTTTCCACTTTTTTCTTTTAAGCATTCCACCTGCGCCGCTAGCTTTCATAATCGCAGCAGGAATTACTTCTCTTTGTGCTTTCTTTAAAGCGGACTTTTGAATCTTCGCACCAGTTTTTCTTTTTAACTGGGCCCTCTTCTTTTTTCTTTTAACTGAAGCTAATTTATTTTTCCGTTTAGCTAATCTACCCAATTTTTTCATTCTGCCTACATAATGAGCTTGGGTTTCTTTTTCGTCTAATAAATCTTCTGTTATTTGATCTTCGGTGAGTTGCTCAGTCCATTCAATTAGGTCTTCTAATGTTATTGCATCTTCTTCAAAATCTTCTTCAATTTCTAATAAAATATCTTCATCTAAAGATTCATTTTCTAAATATTCATTAAATTTTAACATATTAACCTAACTACCTATTAACTGTTGTATAACTGCAGCAACTATAGTACCTATAATAGCAACAGCAGTAGTTATTATTATTCTATTTTGTTTAAAATGTTGTTCTATTGATAAAGCTTTCATTTCATCCATACTATCTTTCATTTTGGAAATTCTTTCGTGAATAATAACATTACTTTTATCAATAGTATCTTGTAATTGTTGATACTTTTCCTCCAAACGCCGATACCTTTCCGCGCATAAGTCCACATGGGCTTCTAAGTTTTCTTTTTCTAACATAGTGGGTTTCTTATGTCTCGTTCTATTTTTAAATGTTTTAAGTAAAGTTGCTGCCATTAGCTATTTGAATACCTTCTTTATGTTCCGGGTCATCTTTATCTTTAAACCAGTAGTCCGTTGCTTTACTGAGCACCGCCACATATGCTCCAGTCATAATATTTATTAGGTCGCGAGATGCTGTCGGCAAATCTTCCATAAAGAGTAACCATATTAAAAATAAAAAAGTTAGTACCACAATTAGGGATAATGTAAATCTTGCCCACCAATTCATTTTCTTCCGACGTTCTGTTCCTTCATATTGTAATGCTTTCACTGGATCACTTTCCCATAATTTTTCTTCAGATTGCCGAATCATTTCATTACTAGTATTTATTTTATTGTCACTTTGACGATTTTTTCTACTTAATATTGTCATTTTTTCCACCCCTTGTATCATATTTATAGTTTTTAATTCCTACAAATTTATCTCAACAATGCCGGTATGGGTATAATATCTACCAAAAAAGTTCCGGTCGGCCCTTGAAGTAAGAACACTATTATAGCAGCGAACATTCCCCAAAGAAAAGTAGTATAAGACCACTTGAGAAACTTATACTTATTGAGTGCAAGAACTTTTCCCTGGCCGTAAATATCTCCGGCCATGGCATCATATACTTTATCATCAGTCATCAATACTTTTGCATAATCTTTTTTGTATTCGTCTATCGGTAAATGTGCGAAATGTCCGAAAAACAAAGGATTAAAAAAAGGAGATTTCCTATCTATTTCCTTAGACCCCTTCGTTCTAGGATAGTCTGTATTTGGTATTATTGCAAATATTGCAAATAGTAATGAGAAAAAACTACCTATTGCAAATGATAATAGAGGCCATTTCATTGTTTCATTATCTAAATTTGCAATAGTAATTGAGAATACAATTGATGCAACGGTAATCATTATATTAGCTTTTTGATCTGCCATCAATACTAATCTCATTTGATTGCCATGATTAACACGTAAAATATTATCTACAGCAGTGCGGTTTTCTGGAATTCGCTCAAAATAATTTCTATTATCATTATATCTATGAGCTTTATCATCTTTTGAAAATGGAGTGCTATGTGACATGATTAATTTTTATACTTTGTCTTGGATCCATTAATCAAATAATCAACTGCTTTTAATGTGGACACATATTTTGCTATGGCGTGATCTAAGCCATCTGTTTTAGAAATTAATCCATTATCATTATCTGGGCCCCAATCTAAATCTTGACTATCTATAAAAAGTCCTGTATGACGATAAGGCCAAGGAGGAGTAAAAGGGATAGGATCACTGTGGCGAACCACGCGCCAATGAGTGGGTTGGCTATCAAGAACTTGAGAAGAAACTTTTGGTGATCCGTAAGAGAAAACTTGAACATTTTTGCCTCTCTTATGAAGCCACATTCCTATTATTTGTGCAACGGCTCCACCTAAACTGTGACCTGTAACGTGTACTGTATGTTCAAGGGGGTATGTAAGTGTCTGTCCTTGAACAACTCCCCTGCTTGTCGTCATTGAAGTATCTATAATTTGCATTATATTTACAGCAACATCTCTAAATCCTTTATGGAGATATATTCCTGTACGTATATCACTTACTAATCTTACATCAACATCCGATAGTACATTTGCATCATTCGCTGTACCTCTAATAACAATTATTGATATTCCATTATCTTGTTTTACTTCAAACGCAACTTCATCTTTTTGATCACCACCACTATCGTAAATAGCTTTACAATATTCAGCATGTTCAATGAGTGATTTTAATGAAACTGGTAAATTTGACCTATCCCCACTACCTAAATCATTATTTTTATCAGCTACGTTTTTCGCACAACTATTAAATAGTAGAAGTAGACTGATTGCTAGCGTTAATTTCTTTATGTTTATTAAATGACGTCGCCCCAAGGATTGCCCCGAATGAAAGATGAAACATTGCACCGCTTTCAAGTGTCAAGGGCGCCCATCGTGTTACACCTTCTTTTAAACAATCATGTGTATCACAATATCCTGCCATCAACAAATTCCATATTAAAGGTGCAACAAAAAAATCAATTAAACAAATAAACAAATAAACAAGTGCTGCCCAATCTCGCCAGTACTCTTTTATTGTAGCGTTAACTTGCAATTGCATCTTCCAATGTTGCAATAAGTTTAGCTTTATTGTGTCGTCTATCTAATTCAACACCAACTGATCTACCGTATGTTTCCAATTGTTTTTTGGTCATACTTTTAAGATTTACTTTTTTTTCTGATATGTGTTCTTCACCAGGTTTCTGAGAATCAGCGCCCCGGTCGCGACCCCCTTTTAAACCTTCATTATTAAACACTGACCTAAATATATTTCCAATCCAAGACATATCATCCTTTCATAATTATTAATGATGTTTTTTCTTTTCTATTAAAAAATCCTATTTTAATGGTGGAGCATATAATAATCCACGTTTAGTTTCTAAGTTCTGTAATCCTCGC